TACTTTGAAACTGCAACAATTCAAGAATTCACAGAAGGCCAATCCGTAATTATTACTGGCTGCGGATCACCATTTAATGGCACACACACAGTAACCGATGACGAAATTTCAGATTATGTATTCACAGTCGCAATCACCAATGCAGATGTATTGGAGAAAAATATCATCCCAGCAGGAAACGCTGCGCTCTCTGGATTATCAACCTATGTCGGAAATGCCAATGCTGAAGCTGCAATTCTGGCTATCTCAGTCGAAATCTTCCAAGCCAGAACAGCCGCTGGTGGATCAATCGAAGGCGTAGATTTTGCAGTAACCCCTTACCGCCTATCTAAGAATTTACTTGCCAAAGTAACTGGCTTACTTGGTCCTTATCTTGATGTAGAGACGATGGTTGGTTAATGCCATCAACAATTGCCACAGATGTTAGAGGCGCTATAAAGACTGCGCTTGCTGGCGTAGCTGCGAATATTTATGACTCAGTCCCTGAAGCACCAATTGTCCCTGCAATTATTGTCATCCCAGACTCGCCCTATATGGAGCTTGAAGTTTTAGGTAAAACAACAACTAGAGTTAAATTAAATTACACCATCACCGCTTGCGTTGCGTATTTCAGCAATGCCGCTGCTTTAGATAACTTAGAGCAAATGGTCATCAGTATTCTTGGAGCACTAAATGCTTCCAAGTATGAGTTATCAATAGTCGAAAGACCTTCGGTAACCGAAGTAGGAACTACTACCCTGCTAGTTTCAGATATCCGCTTGAGCGTCCGCTACGAGCAAACCGCATAGGAGACCCAAATGCCAACAACAGTAATAACTGGGCGCGATGTGACATTCACACTCGATAGCGCTGCTTATGACGCCCAGACAACTAGCGCAGTCCTAAGCTGCGACACAATTATCGAGACCTATCAAACTCTTGATGGTCGCGCATATAAGTCCGTAGATAAGCAATGGACATTCACAATTGAATTGCTACAGGATTGGGGAGCTGCAAGCTCACTATTCGAAGCAATGTGGGCAGATGCAGAATCTGCACCTAACACCACACTTGCAGTTTCATTCACAGCCGTAACTGGCGCAGTATTTGCTTTCAATGTATTGCCAATCTTTCCAACTGCTGGTGGAGCTGCTCCCGGAGCACTTACCGACACTTGGACGATGACGGTCGTTGGAACACCAACAGAGACTTTCAGCTAAGAGATCGGAGCATCGGGAGCTATGAAAATATCAATCACAATTAAATACAGCTCAGGCGAATCAGCTACTTACCAAGCTGGCTTGCCAGAATGGGCTAAGTGGGAACGCAAAACTGGTAAGTCGATTTATTCGATGAAGGATATAACGGCTTATCAGCAAGCGGATTTCTTAGACCTTGCCTACTTTGCGTATAAGCGCGAAGCAGCAGGGAAGCCAACCAAGTCCCAAGAGATTTGGGAGCTGACAGTTGAGGAAATGACGATTGGAGATGAAAGCCCAAAAGTTACGAGCCCGGAAGCATCAACCGACTAATCATCGAGATTGCTATCGCAACTGGGATTCCAATGCCTTACTGGACAGATATAGACCAAGTAATGACGGCCATAGATATATTAAAGGAGCGTAGCGGTGGCAGATGAGTTACCAATCAGCTATGACAAGCGCGAGCTCCGCTCAATCATTACCGCGTTTAAAGCGATGGATGATGAAGCCGTTAGCCAAGCTAAATCAGAATCTAGCGCGCTGGCTACTTATGCAGCAAATGAAATCAAAGCCTATGCACTCACAAGGACTTTTGGTCAAGAAGCAGTTAGAAGAATTGCAACAGGCGTTAAGGTTTCGGCCAGTTCCAAAATCGGAGAGTTTTCTTACGGCTTTGCAAGTCAGCGCTTTTCTGGTGGCGGTAGCACACAAAAACTCTGGGCGGGTTATGAATTTGGAAGTAATCGCTTGCGTCAGTTCCCCAAAAGAACACCCAGCAAAGGTAAGGGAAACGCTGGCTACTTTATCTACCCAACCCTTCGTAAGATTCAGCCTGAATTGATTAAGAAATGGCAAGAAGCATTCTCCAAGATATTGAAAGAGTGGGATAAGTAATGGCTGGTAGTAGAACGCTCAAGCTCTCAATTCTTGCCGATGTCGCTGATCTCAAGAAAAATCTTGATACTGGCTCTAAAGAGGTTGAAGGCTTTGGCGGTAAGTTAGAGAAGTTTGGCAAGGTTGCAGCAGCCGCCTTTGCAGCAGCAGCCGCAGCAGCGGCAGCCTATGCGGTCAAGTTAGCCGTTGATGGCGTCAAGGCAGCAATTGAAGATGAGGCAGCCCAGAAGCGCTTAGCCAATGCCTTACAGAATGTAACTGGTGCAACCGAAAAGCAGATTGCAGCAGTTGAAGAACAGATATTAAAGACTTCATTAGCTACTGGAGTTGCAGACGATAAACTGCGTCCAGCGCTTCAGCGCTTGGCAGTTGCTACAGGATCAGTTACTCAGTCTCAGGATTTATTGAGCCTAGCTCTAGATATTTCTGCCGCTACTGGCAAAGATGTAGAAGCCGTATCAAATGCCCTTGGAAAGGCCTATGAGGGCAATACAAGCGCTTTGGGTCGGCTTGGTATTGGTTTATCCTCAGCAGAAATCAAAACCCTTGGACTAGAGGGAACAGTAAAGGAATTAGCCAACACCTTTGGCGGTGCAGCTACAGTTCAAGCAAATACCTTTGAAGGCCAGATAGCTAGACTTAAAGTCGGCTTCGATGAAGCCAAAGAATCCGTAGGAGCAGCCTTATTGCCTACGCTCCAGAAGCTATTAGATTATTTTATTAACACAGTAATCCCAAAGTTTATTGAGTTCAAAGATGCAGCATTAAAGCCAGTTACCGATGCAATTGCTAGAAATAAAGATTCATTAACTATTCTTTATAACTTTATCAAAGACTTTGTAGTTCCAATATTACTTAACAATTTGGGATCAGCACTAGGATTTATTGGCAAGGTTGCAGGTGGGATTCTTGATGTGATTGGCGCAGTAGTTAGAGGAATTCAAAGCGCTGTTGGATTTGCAATAGATGCCATTAATGGTCTAATTAGAGCTTATAACGCAATTCCGCTTTTACCAAATATTCCAACAGTTACAAAGCCGTCTTTTACTTCTCCAAGTATTGGTGGCGGCGGTGGCGGCGGAGTTACTGGCGGTGGAGTTACTGGCGGTGGAGTTACTGGTGGCGGAGTTACTGGTGGCGGAGTTACTGGCGGCGGCGGTGGCGGCGGCGGTGGTGTAACTGTGCCAGTTGTCGGGGGCGTAATGCCTACTTTCCCATCTGGATTAGTTCCTAGTGGTAAAGCAATTCCTTCTAACTTTGATGTAGCTGCTGCTAGAAGAGGCGAAGAACGCGGAAATGTTATTGTCAATGTCAATGCCCCAAGCGCTATCGATGAAGAAGGATTTACTAGAGCGGTCATCTTGGCGCTTAACAATTCAACTAATCGCGGAACTACTGGCGCTGGCGATTTGAGAACCTCAGCCCAAATCCTATGACCCTTTGGACTCCCGATTGGAAGATTTTAGTCAATGGCGATGAATTAACTACAGTAACTTTAAGCAACCTAACTATTACCTCTGGCCGTCAGGATATAAACTCACCTACTCCAGCAGGATATTGCTCACTAGAAGTCATAAATACCGATGGAACTAATTATGATTTTGGTATTAACACAGCAGTAACCATTGAAGTAAAAGATACGACTGGCGCTTATGTGGCTATTTTTGGCGGTCGCGTTTCAGACTTAAGGCAAATTGTCCGCAGCGCAGGATCAAGTGCAGTTATTACTAGCTTAAGAATTACCGCAATTGGCGCATTAGCCAAAACTCAAAGAGCAATATTTGACGGAAATTTAGCTCAAGGTTTAGACGGCGCTCAGATTACCGACTTGCTAGATGACTTATTGCTTTCCAGTTGGAATGAATTGCCACCAGCTGAAACTTGGGCAACCTATGAACCTGCTACTGAGATTTGGTCTGATGCTGGCGATATTGGACTTGGCGAAATTGACGCTGGCGAATACACAATGGTTAGCCGCCAAATTACCGATAGCATCATTTACCCAATAATTAATCAAATTGCTAGCTCGGCCCTTGGTTATATGTATGAAGATGCTAATGGCAATATTAACTACGCGGATGCCAGCCATCGCCAAGATTATTTAATAGCCAACGGCTACACAGACTTAGACGCTTCTCACGCCATAGCTTCTGGCATTGGCATAATCCAGCGTCAAGGCGATTTAAGCAATAAAATAGTTATGGACTATGGCAACAATTTTAATAACTCCTATACGGCTGAAGATTTAGACTCTCAAGCCGAATACGGGTTATTTGCCGAGCAATTCAATAGCTATTTGAAAAATGCAGCGGATGTCGAAGATGTAGCAGATCGCCTCATTCAGCTTCGCGCTTGGCCTAGAAACACCTTTCAATCAATCACATTTGCGTTGCAATCCCCAGAGATTGATAACGCCGACCGAGATGCCTTGCTTAATATTTTTATGGGTCAGCCAGTCAGAATTACCAACCTGCCCCTTAATATTCTAGGTGGCGAATTTACTGGCTTTATCGAGGGCTGGACCTTCAACGCTTCCGTCTCAGGCCTCTCAGTTACCTTCTTAGCTACCCCAACAGAGTTCTCGGCCTTTGCCCAACAATGGGCTCAAGTCAATGCAGCGGAAAGCTGGAATAGTGTTCTTAATACGCTAGAATGGCAAGACGCGATAGGAGTTATTAGTTAATGGCCAATACAACGAATTACAACTGGGAGACTCCAGACGATACAGATTTAGTCAAGGATGGCGCAGCTGCCATAAGAACCCTTGGCAGCTCAATCGATACAACGACAAAGAACTTAAACCCACAGACTACTACTGGCGCACTTGCTTATAGATCAGCAACTGCCAATGTAAATACTGCTTTGCCTATAGGAACTGCTGGTCAGATTTTGGCAGTGTCAGGTGGCGTTCCTGCTTGGATAAATAATGATCAAGGCGATATAACTGAAGTTCAAGCTGGCACTGGTATTTCGGTAGCTTCAGGAACTGGCCCAATCCCAGTAGTTTCTTATGATTATCGCGCAGGATCAGCATTAACTCTTAATGCACAAACTGCCACATATACAGTAGTTTTAACAGATGCAGACCAAAAACTTGTCACAATGTCTGTTGCCTCTGCTAATGATTTTCAAATCCCAACAAATGCCAGCGTTGCCTTCCCAACTGGCACAGTAATCAATGTGATTCAAATCGGAGCAGGTCAGACAACTATTAAGGCTGTTACTTCAGGCACTACTACGATTTCATCAACTGGAGCAAGCGCCATAGCACCTAAGTTGAGAGCGCAGTATTCGGCTGCATCCTGCATCAAGGTTGCAACTGATACTTGGTATGTCGTAGGAGATATAGCGTAATGAGTTTATTGGGCATTATTGCTTCATCTAAATTAGGCGTAGTCCCACTAACAGTTGATTATTTAGTTATAGCTGGTGGCGGTGGTGGTGGTGGTTGTGATTCAACTTCAGGCGGCCAAAGTCGTTCAGCAGGTGGCGCTGGAGCTGGTGGATTACGCTGCACAGTTACAGCAACAGGCGGTGGTGGAACTTTAGAAACACCATTAACTTTATCAAAATCTACTAATTACACAGTAACAGTTGGCGCATCAGGCGCAGGTGGAACAACTGCTGGAACTGATGGAAGTGATGGTTCTAATTCTGTATTTAGCAGCATTACTTCAACAGGTGGCGGTGGTGGCGGTAGTGGTGGCGCAGGCGTAGGTAAAAATGGTGGATCTGGTGGCGGTTCTGGTAGAAATCAAACTACAACAAAAGGTTTAGGAACTGCTAATCAAGGTTTTGATGGTGGACTTGGACAAGCATATACCGCGCCAAATAGCGCGGGTGGCGGTGGTGGTGGAGCTTCAGCAGTCGGTCTTGCTGGTTCTGGCGGAAATGGTGGTAATGGTGGTAATGGTGTTGCAACTTCTATAACTGGTTCAAGCACAACCTATGCTGGCGGGGGTGGCGGTGGTGTCGCTGGCGGTTCAGCAGGAAGTGGCGGAAGCGGGGGCGGCGGAGCTGGAGGCGTTGCAAATGCAAATGGAACTGATGGCACAGTAAATCTTGGTGGCGGCGGTGGCGGTAGTGCAATTTCAGGTGGCGCTACGGCAACTGGCGGTAATGGTGGTAGCGGTGTAGTAATTTTGCGTTATCCAACTGCTGCTGGAACTATAACCATTGGAGCAGGATTAACGGGCTCAACAACAACAAGCGGATTAAATACTATTGCAACAATAACGGCTGGCACAGGAAATGTGAGTTGGGCATAATGGCACATTACGCATTTTTAGATGAAAACAATGTAGTAATTGAGGTTATTACTGGCATTGATGAAACTGAACTTATTGAAGGGTTAGATACAGAAACTTGGTATGGTAATTTTAGAGGCCAAATCTGTAAGCGCACTTCATACAATGGCAACATACGCAAAAACTATGCAGGCGTAGGTTATACCTATGATTCTGTAAGAGATGCCTTTATTGCTCCAGAGCCAGATAGGGCCATTGGTTTTGATGAAGATACCTGCCGTTGGATAGTTCCACCTTCAGACGATTAAGCACAATCCCTCAAGATAATGA